GAAATATCATCTAATCGCAGGGATCCCATTGCTTTTCTTGGGTGTGCCACGAATAGCACATGAACATTATGTTTTTTAGCAATCCGCTGCATATCCAGAATGAAGGCCGTCTGTGCTTCAAATTTGTTATCTGACAAGCAAAGGATATTGAATGCCATTAGATTATCTAAAATCAGTAAGTCCAGTTTCTTTTCCTCAATGGCCTTCTCAAATTGTTCTGCCACCGCCCGGTAATCATTGCCGTAATCGTTGTTGTACAGGTAGAAATGCTGCCCTAGCCATTCTGCAATTTGCTCTTTATATTTGCGTGAAACATTGTAATATCCTTCAAACTGCGTAGGCTCCGTATACCCTTTTCCGGCTGCCTGCAGGTCCATCCACCTCATGAAATTCTTAGGAGCCAGTTCCCCAGAAAAGATACCGACATTATTTCCAGATTCTACAGCATCCAATGCCATTTCAGATATGACACTAGATTTGCCGGAGGCTCTCAGACCGGACATAACTGTAACATAGCTTTTCTTCAATCCCCTAAGCTTCTTGTCAATGTCAGCAATTCCGCTTTTAACAAACCGTTCCTCCGGTACCTGCAGGTCCAAAATATTTCTGGCTGTGAAAAATACCGGATTCCCTTGGACCGGAACTATACTCTGAACTGGCCTCTGCTGCACCGGTAACCGTGAATAAATCTTGCACTCATATTCCTGCTGCCGCTTTTCATAAGCGTCTGGCTCAAATAGCTTTCTCACATCCTGCCAGGTTTTATCCGAACATGAATTGTGAAAGCAATGAAATCCAATACCGCCGGACCGGGCCTGGAAGATACAAGCATCTTTGCCCTTGTGGTTGCTATCAAATGGACACTCGTCCAGAATAAATTTAGTTCCATCACTGTAGGCCGCTTTTCTGTACCTGATATTGTATCGCTGCAGCCATTCTTCTAAATCAAAATCCTTGGGATTGTAATTGTTATATCTCTGTGGCTTCTCCTGCTTATCCGGAATCATGGCCGCTAACTTTTCCAGGTAAATATTATCTGTCGGTTCCCGGATGCCCTCTGAAAGCAGGTGGCTAAGCCTGTGGGGATTTTGTTCCGTGTTACTGCCTTTTCGGGCCATGGTGCCATATAATTTACAAATCCGAGACGGATTAAAATTTGTGGTATCAATTTTCAATTCATCATCACTGAAGAACATATCCAAGGCAGCCAAACACTTTTTAACCAATGCCTTGTTTTCCTCGTTATTGGCAATCTGAATCCGATAAAGGAGGTGAATACCGTTACCACTCAAAGCTGTTACCGGATCATTAAACCCTAGATTCTTCATGAACACATATATTCTATTGCCACGTTCTTTTGCTTTTTGCAACTGTTCTTCAGAGCTAGATACACCGGCCGGCCGTTGAGGGTCCACATCAATGAACAGCCATTTATATCCCACGATATCATTGTCATTAGTTGTATTCTTAGCATTCATGACGAACTTTTCTCGCTGTTCCCGTGAATAACAATCTTCTTTTACCTTTCCCAGGGTTATGTAAATATTGCTGTCAGTAGAATTCAGCCTACAAAGCTGGTCAATTAAGCTTTCGGGAGATTTAAAATATCCGCTATAAACTTTCCGGCCATTGGCTTCTAAGCACCGGACCTCAAATAATTCTCCTTCTGGTTTAATGGCATTGATTGTTTTACGAATTTCATCAGGGTTAAACAGTTTCTGTCCTACTGCCATACTTCACCATCACTATCCACAAATCCTGAATGTTCTTGTTGTTCTGGTTCATCTGGCTTGTTTTCAAGATAATTACCATCAAGAACCTTAGGAAAATTGTTTGGTCTTACAAACCAGTCAAAGGTAATGGTCCAGCCTCCTTTGCCTTTTCCAAGTAAAAATGGACTGTAGCGAATGTTATCAATTGCTTTAAGAAGATCATCAATACCGTAATCCCTGATACGGACCTTTAACCATTCATAACGTTGAGATCCTGAGACAAGTTTTGTAATGCGGCTTAATCCAGGCAAAGAGTTCCAAGCGTCAATGACACGTTGCACGTCAGTGCTACGAACAGTATCGTTAGATACTGTATTACTATTCTTTTCTTCTCTACTCTTATCTACTCTATTCTTATCTATGCTCCCAACCGGTATACCTTGGTTTCCAGTTGGTATCAAACTGGTATCATCATGGTTACAATCTGGTGTACCAGATTCTTCCTTTAAAGAGTAGGATCCGTTGTCTTTGACATCAAGCATTGCCAATTCTTCACTGTATAAAGTTTCGGTGTAACGGTCTTTTCTAAGATAATTATTGATTCTCCAATGCTTAATTACACAGATTCCATCAGGAAAGCTAATAATAAAACGCTTCATCAGAAGCAAATCATAATCATTTTGTGTAGCACTTATATTTCTCATGATTTTTTTAGCATTATTTAAAAAGCCGTCATCATCCGCTCTCATTGATAAATGAAAATACAACGCTTGTGTAGATAATGGCATATCTAAAAAAGCATCACTATCAATAATTTTCATTGAAAACATTCTTTTCTCAGCCAAAATTACACCCCATCTCTATTAATTTTTCTGTCTTTCTTCTTGCCCGATACGCCCTGCGTTTTCGATTTATTTCTTCTTTATTTTCAGCATATTTTTTTCGCATATCTTCCAAAATTAAATCACGATCTTCATGGTATTTTTCTCTCTGTCTTAAAAGTATTTCACTTCGATTTGCATAGTAATATTGCCTGTCTTTTGTTCTTTTAATATCAGAGTATGTAGGAGCATAGCTCCGCTGATATTCAGCGTAATAATCCTTATGTTTCTTACGGTATTGCTGATTATAAAGACGTATTTCTTCCTGATGTGCCTGCTTATAGTGACGGTTATATTCGTCATATTTCATCCGACCTATTAGAATTTTAGCCTGCCTATCAACGATTAAAGCAACGTCAATATCGTCCTGGCCAATTAAATCATTGTGTTTACATTCTTGGTACGGACAATTCAGCTGGCACTGAATCGTTGGAATAACCGGACATTCCATATAAAACACCGCCCATCAATTTGTTTTTCTGACCGGAACCAAAAGTTCCGGCCAGTCAATTTAATTATTAAACTGGGAAATTCCCAGAAGTTCTAAAATCTTTGCTCCGGATTCCCCCGGCTTGCAAAAAAGGAACTTACAACCATACTTTAATTCCATAGTTAGGCAGGCTTTTGCCAGCCATTCTCCAGTAGCTGCATAAGGATATTTCCTTACTTTCTTATACCGTGGCTTGCCATTTTTCCAGAAACCAATCATTTGATTACTGTTAACCAGAGTATCAAGCCTGGGATTATGCCAATGGAATAAATCATCTATGGAAGTAACCATGTCCTCATTCTCTACCAATATGTAAAGCCGGATACCGCTGTTCTGCGCTCTTTTAAGGCCTCGGTGGAAGAACCCGTGTTTCTTAACATAAAGTGCCTGAAATGAGGCAATTACGCTTTCAGATAAAGCATATTTGTAGCAAACCTCATTAATATCCTTTTCTGCAAATCGATCTGTGTCATCATCACATATCGCATGATATATATCATCAGCAAGATCAAAAGAAATTCGCTCATTTTTACAGATTTCGTATACTTTATCTTTCACTTCTTTTTTAGGCATTTGCTTAACCTGAATATCACCGATAAGCTCATTAATATCTTTTTTTGTATCTATACAAACACTCTGATTGGCCGGGAGAGTATAATCTCCACAATATAAAGCAGTTCGATTATAATGAACTCCTACATGTCGGAAATACTCATGCTTAGCTTCATGTTTTTTCTCTTGCTGTCTGGTATCTTCCAAAATCAGCAATCAGGATCACCTCCTCTGGGATAATAAATACGCTCACTTTCAAGCCATTCCTCTTCTTTCTTCTGATCCTTAACCATGCTCCTCAATTTATCAACAAATGGCTTATTGGCCTTATCTGAATAGAATTTTGCCACTCGTTCAAGTTCAAGAGATCGGTCCTTCGCAGCTCGCCGGAAGTTTCTGCTGGTATGAAATTGAGTACTTATTTTACTACGGACCTTACTGTCTTTTTCAAATTCAATAGCATGGAGAAAATCCTGAACCTTTTTATCTTCAGCAAACATTTCTGTGCAGGCTGCCTGATATTCCTTCTGGCTATTTACCAGATAATCAAGGAAATTTTTTATAACCTCGGAAGGTTTTGGTTCGTTTTTCTTATTCACATGCGATACCTCCTCCCATTAGTTGAATGGAAGTCCTTCGTCTTCGACTCCATCTGGAAT